CGTTGTGTTGGTTAATCCTGTAGCCATCTTATTTTAGTTAATTTGCGAACATACCAACCCCGGACTCATCTGCGCTAGACATCGCCTTGACCAACTCTGCTCGCTGCCTATCAGCGGAGAGTTTATCAAATGACTCTATCTGCATCGTGCCTCCAGGTTGGCTACCGTTCAGTGTTAGTTTTTCTTCGTACTCAGCGACTTGCTTTTTCAAGTCACTGACCTGTTTTTCCAGATCAGAAGATCGGTTAGCTTTCAGGTACATATCCGCAGCTTCTACTGCGTCTGTAATGCCTTCCGGGTACTGAGTCAGCACAGGTATACGTTCCAACAGTTGGCCAACCATCTTGAACAGTTCACTCTCCTGGTCATTCAGGTCTTTGTGAGAGGCAGTAGCCTGTTTCCAGTTGGTGTCCCACTTGGACACAAACTCGGCTTGTTGTTTTTTCTGCTCCTGCTCAGTTGCGGTTTGCCGGGCCTGCTTGGCAGCTTTTCGGGCTGCCTCAGCGTTGGCATGATCACCCTCATCCTCGAACTCTTGAGCGATAGACTCATACTCCTCGGGTGAGTAGCGACTTGTGTTGGTGCGTTGCTGGATTTCCTCAAGACTCTTCTCGTGTCCATCCTGGTACGCTTTCTTTTGAGCGTCCAACTCCTCGCGTTCTTTCTTCAAGGCAGCCTTAGCCTCGTTGACTTCACGCCAGGATTTGTTGGCTCGATCCTGTGACTTCTTAGCTCGGGAGTACTTGGACTTGGGTTGCTCCTCCTCCTGTGTCTCCTCGGGCTTTTCCTCAGCCGGTTGTTGCTCCGGTGCTTCTTCTTCTGGGGTGTCTTCCTCCTTGGCAGACTCCTGACTAGGTTTCTCGACCTGCGGCATCGAGATGTTGTTCGCAGTTAAGTCGAACGCGCTTGCATCAGCGTCAGCCAATGCGGATAGCAGTTGCTCGCGTTCTCCTGTCACCTGGCTAGGTGCTTCTGTCACTGTTTCAGACATAAATTAGTTTGCAGGCTGCCTCAGCCATTCCAGGTCATCAGTCACTCCTGTGACTTCCTCCTCGGGTTGCTGCCTCACTGTGGCTAAACCGTCTATGGTTGCCAGTGCGGCTTTAAACCCGGCAGCTTGACCTGCCTGGTAATGCAAATCTGCTGGGGCTGAGATTAGCCGGTCACAGTTTGTGATATGCAAGTTTCTCAGGTGTTGTTGTAGGTTGGTGCCTACTTCACTCCCGAGAAACTGCTGCAACTTGGCAGCGTGTTCGTTACTCCACTCAGGTGGATTAACCCACTCCGGCACCTGCCGGAATGTTCTCCACGTTACTAGGAATCTCCTCAGTTTGTTGAACATCTTGCTCTGCTACTTGCGCGGCTGCCTGTTGCATCTGCGCGAATAAATTCTGTAACTCTCCCTCGACCTGCTTGCCGGTTTTCGGGTCTTTCTCCTTCAGTGCTTCCAGGTGCTGAACGATGTGCTGTTCCAACATCTGACCTTCTGCTGGCTCAGGTGCGGCACCTGTGTCTGCTCTGCTCTGGATGTAGTTGACCACAGTCTGGATATGCACCATGTGGTCATCAGAGTCTTTAATCACTGCCGGGAAACCTAAGCGCAGGAACGTAATTTCGTTGGCTTGATCCTCGGCTTGTGTCGCCTGCTGATCCATCGGGTCTTGGTACAGACGCTTGACCAGAGTTGCGTCATCAGACTCCAAGATAGACTTGCGGAGTTGGCCCTGGTTGATGAACGGATCGTTAGCAAACATCTGAAATCTTGTGACTGCCTTCTGCATCAGGAGTTGCTTGTTGACTCCATCCGCACTGCCGGTTGGCTGGATGCCGTAGTTCTCGTGGAGTGCCTCCTGGGGTATCTGCTGGGCAGTATCGAGGTACCAGTAGTCAAGGCTAGTCTTGTCGTACTGAAGCAGTAGCGACCAACTCATTCGGTAGAGTTTGCCCAGTGCTATGCGGAAGATTCGCATCCGCAAATCACTGCTCTGCTGGTACAAGCCACCAATAGCTTGAATCTCAGTTGCCGTCCTGCGCTCGGTGTTCTGGAGTGTCTGCGTCAGGCCAAAGTCAGGTGTGCTAACCCGGTTCTGGGCTAACTCCCGCATGATGTTCATCTGAGTATCAAACGAGATCGGCGGGGCTTGGTTGGCAACCGGCTGAATGCCAAACGGCAGGATGCTGCCAGGTGTCATTCTCAGGTTGCCGGTGTTTGGCATATCCCTCTCAGCGCGGAAGAGAGGTCTGTTCGCCAACGTCATAAAATCGTTTTTGTCGTTTAAGAGTTTGGTGAGGTCAGCCTCCATCGTGGCTTGAAGCTCGACTACTCCTCGTGGACTGTAGAATCCTGGGTCTTTAATTTCGTAAGGAAACGCGATGAACGGTGGCTTGCCGTGCTTGTAGGGCACCTTCATCATCGGGCGTAAATCAATCTCAGGCTGAGTTGGTGAGAACGTGCAAATGCACCACTGCCCAGTCTTTTCCTCGCGGAAGTACACCTCCCAGACGATAATCTTCTCATCGTCACTGAACGTCAGACCTTCACGCTCAAAGCGAGTGTACTCGGTGTCCATATCACCGGCATCAGCGTTGTAGTTACCAGATATCTGGCTAATGACTTCCGGGTCTTGGTTCAGGTGTTTTTGCCTGCGATATGAATCAACAGAGTAAACACTGATGTGACAAAGCCTGTCTGCCTCCTCGATGCTCCGAGTCCAGCCCGGAACAACAAAGTGCTGAGGATCAATGCTGAAATAATTTAGTTTTTTAGCTTTTGCATCCCACAGCACCTTCATGATGCCGGTGCCACTCACCAGCATTGCGTCCACCGCACTCAGCACCTCCGTCTCCAGGTTGGTGCGTTGTTTAAGTCTGTGGTCAAACCACTGAGCGGCAGCAGTCGTATACTCGGCTACCTGTGGGGTGGTAGGGATAAACTGAGCAATTAAGTCTGTGGCAAATAACTGCTGAAAGTAGGCAGGCTTCAGTTCGCTGATCGTAGTGTCCACCAGCGGAAAATGTACGTCACTGGCACCGGGCCAAGGTTTGTTTCTTCTCCTCAGACCGTGGTGCCGCATTTCGTAGAACATCCGTTGCCGAGTGTCCCACACACTGCGATCTGCCAGGTCTTGAAGTACTGATGCGTTTAACTGCTCACGCGATTTCATACAGAATAATCTTCTTCTTCGTCATCTTCCTCATCGTCATCCTCAAGCAAATAGCCCAAGGCTTGCAGTGACATCAGGCAGGAATACATCTGTAAGCCACCGATTAATGTGGCATCGTCCAGATCAAACTCATCCTGGTACCTAGCCACGAGTTTCTCGATGTCACCACAGAAGCATTCAAGTTGGCCTGAGAGCTTCATGACGCAAAAAGACGCACCGTTTTGATGCGTCTCTGCTAACTTTGGCAAATCTTTCAGCCGTTGTTGTTAGTTGGTGATGCTGTTCTTCTCTAGCTGCCTCTCGTACTCGACTATCTGCTCCAGTGCGTCTTCCACAAACTTCTTCGCCTGCGGTGATGCCATGTAGGCATCTTGGAATCCACGCTCATTCTCTAGGATCAGTCTCTTCGTCGCGTCCAACTTGATGCTGGTCGCGCATCCGCATCCTAATCCAGTCCAACTTATCAGTAGCACGATCCTCAACATCCTGCTCCAGCTTTTGTTTATTGGCTTTTTCTCCATATCCTAGTGTTTTCTTTATAATTTCAAGTATTAATCTGATTGTCTGTAGTAAGTTCATCCTGTGTGTAGCCCCATGCTTTCCCTCAGCTTGTGGTCACCTGACCACTCTGCCATCCCTGCCTCCAAAACCTCCTCCAGGTTTGGCTGCCATCTTCTCTCCCACATGTACTGATCTGAGAAACTCGCCATCGCCATCACCAGCGCATCTGCTCGGTCAGGAGAACTAAAGCCTCTCGCCTTCATCTCCTTCTTGCTCTCCAAGTTCAACTTGCCGGTTTTGCTGGTGGCAACTCGTCTGGTGGTCAGTTGGCTATGCAGAATCTCGCAATCTGGCAGGATAGCCTCACAGCGGTCTATCTGTCTGGCAGCCTCAAACCACATCTCCGTTCCACGGTTCGTGTAGCGATCCGGGTCATGCGCTCTGCCGCCTAAGTTCACCTGGTGGATCGGCCACCCCATCTCTGCTAGTTGGTGGCACATCGGCAACCCTAGCCCACCTGCATCACCAAATATCTGCTCAGGCTTTAAGCCTGCCTTCTCAAACTCCAAAGCAAACCGGGCACAACCTGCCATCGTATTTGCCTCTCTCCAGGCGACTAGCTTCGTGATCTTGTTGCCTACTCTCATGCAGAACACAGACTCATCGCCTGCTGCCGCAAAGTCACATGCCGCCACAACCTCATGACCTTCTTTGTTTGGTGGACTATCGAGGCACTGCATCAACGTGTCCCACGGCACCACTAAGCCTTCTCCGCTTGTCTCCTGAAACTCACCAAAGATCATTGAGCGGATCAGCGGGTGGTCTTTACCCCACATCTCCATCTGCTCATCTACCCAACTCTGCTTGATGTGTGGACAGTCAAACGCAGTGACGGTGTGCAGCTTCCACCACTTCTGCTCCTTGCTGAAGATTTTGTAAAACTTACCAGTAGTGCCACCCGGCGAACTCATCGCCAGAATGCGGCTTGGCTGAATCCGGGCTACTGCCTCAAATAGCGTTTCATCAATGCTCTTACACTCATCTAGGATGATGAAGACGTTTCCGTGGAAACCTTCAAAGCGGTTTGGTGAGTCAGTAGCAAAACCCAAAATCCTGCTGCCGTTGTCCATCGTCAGGTCAGTCTGATTGATCTGCATACCTAACCCGGCAACCTTGCTGGCTAGACTCCTGATCTGTGGCCACATCTGCTCTTTGACCTGGCGATAGACTCCTGACGTTGTGATGACAATGCTGCCAGGATAGATGAGTCCGTACCACAGCGCAGCGGGTGCGGCGATCATGGCGGTTTTGCCACTGCCGTTGGCTGCCTTCAACGCTACTCGGGCACCTGGCTGACTTAGATCAAGCAGAACTTTCTTCTGCCAGTCATAAAGCTTTAGCCCGAGGTACTTCTCAGTAAATACATCTGCGTCCGCATCTCTCGAGGATACTTGGGTTGTTGTTTTCGGCCCAGACTGTTTTCCTGCTGACTTACGTTTTGTCGTGTTTTGTTGTGTTTCCGACATAATCTCCTACTTGATACTTTCTGATAAAATTGCCCTCACTGTCTGTGATCTGATAAGCGGCCACCAGGTCACTCAGCGGGTGGTAGCTGAACAAGTAGAACGGACACTTGAAGCTTTTCGCGGCCCACTGCCCTGACTCCATCTTGTTCCAAGTCATCAACTCTTTGCGGTAGGTGCCAAACTCGCACTCTCGCGTCTTGATCTCTGCCACCGCCTTAATGACTCCACCACGCACGAACAGGCCGTCAAGATAGCTGTATCTCTCGTTGGTGTACACCCACTCGTCACCTGGGTGGTTGGCCAGAACGATATCCACGCACTGCTGTTCGTCTCTGTCTACTGCCACCTGTTCTTCCGCTTCCTGTTCGATCTTAGCGTCATCTCTCTGTCATCCCAGTACACCTGAAGCCTTCCTGCCGCCACCTTGGCCTCCTGCTCCGTAGGATGATCTCCTAGTGTCTCGTAAGGAAAAACGCCACCACGGTTCAACCTCGTGCCAGCAGGTGCGTCTGTGCCAAAGCTATTCGTCCACAGTCGCCAGGTGCCATCGTCGTTCTGCCTAGCGAAGACTGTCACTCATCCTCCTCAATCGTCACATCCAGCCCAGTCTCATGCTCGTACTCCTCCATGCACTGAACTCTCCAGTCATCCACAAACTCCTCAAACTCCTCATCAGGATCAAAGTTCAACTGCACCCTAGTCTCCATGCCACTGGCGGAACAAACCGCCCTCAGCCGGTACCACCTGCCGCCACGGTTGCATGTCAGGATAAACGTATGGACTGGAGGTGGAGGTGTCATACCAGCGAAACAGGCAGGTGCCTCCAACCGTGTTTGTCCACTAACCCTAGTCCGTCCAAATACTCAAAAACTTTCCTCTCCAAGTCCTCCAAGCTGCCATCATTGCGGATCACATCACTGAACTCCTCGTAGCTATCGAGGTCAGTCTCGCTACTGTGGGTATCCTGCAAACCTGTCTCTCTCTCCACACGAAGCACATGCCCCCCACTGCGGTTAACGTAGTCAGCCTCATCTCTGAACCTGACATCAGTCAAAACCACCACCTGCTCCTCCATCGCCAGTAGCTTCTCCGTCATCTGCCTAATCCAG